CTATAGCTCCAACGCATCCGCCACAGTGCGGAGATAATTGGGGTCAAATTTACGGTAGACACGCTTGAGGGTGGTTGCATCGGTGGCTACCAAGTCGGCAGCAGCGTCCACCGGAACGCCCGCCATGGCAAGCCACGATACCACGCTGTGTTTGATGTAGTGGGGTGTCGGAACCCATCCCAACTCTGCCCGCTCACACACTTTGCGGAAGCTCCAGCGAAGCCCATACGGGATAGCGCGCCCGTAATACGAAACGACATGGTCGCATGTGCGGGAGGCATGAGCTTCTTTAAGCACCGCCTGTAGTTGGCTATTGATGGGCACGATGGCGCGCCGCTTTTTCGTCAGAGGGCGGCCTGGCTCCTGGAAGTCGACTGTACTATGCAAAAAATCGACCCGATCCCATGTCAGCGCCAAAATCGATGACTTCCGAGCACCGGTATACATGGCCAGCGCCAGAAAAACGCGCACATGCGGTGTCTCGCATACGTCCATAAGTCGCCGAGCCTCCTGCTTGGTCAGGTATCTATCCCGCACGGCATGCGCGACAGGAGTCTCCAAGGCAGGCGTTTTTTTGAGTAGATCGTCCTTCCATGCCCGCCGCAATGCGGCTTTCAAGACGTTAAATTCTCGCCGTAGAGTTCCGGGAGCAACCGGGCGAGGAATATGCTTTGAAGGATCGCCCCTCCGTGGAGGACGTGTTTTCCTGTTATGGGCGTAATCATCCCACCGTGCCTGGTTGATCTGGTCAATGCGGAAATGGCCGAGATATTTTTTCAGTGACGCGGACACTTCAAGCAATCTGCGCATATCCATGATCTTATTTTCACGGCTACGCTGATAGCGATCGAGAGCTTCCGACAGGGTTATGGTAATACCGAACGCCAGCTTCCGATCTTCATGATCGGCTAAAAATCTTTTAGCAGCCTGTTCATCTGTCTGGCCTGTCGAATATCGGTGGCGCTGTCCATCTTGATAGAATTCGATGCACCAGACGCGGTTTCTGAGGAAGAGGCGCGGTTGATTGCTTCGTTTTCGTGCCATTCTGATTCCAGATATTCCTTGATGTGTTCATAGGACAGACGGTAACGGTTACCGGCTTTGCCATATCGGATGCGGCCTGTATGGATGGCACGCCTGAGTGTGGCTTGATGGCAGCCAGCCACTACGGCGGCTTCCTTTAAAGACAAGTAGAGAGGAGTGACGTTAGCCATATTTGGCTCCCTTGATCGCCTCCGCCATCAGGATACGCTTAACCACCGCATCCATCTGGCAGAGGTCATGGTACGCGCCTCCGGTAAAACACCACCGCGTCAGCGGCGCGCGTGATCTTTTCTTCCGGTGCGTGCCTGACCCCGTCCGGCCTGATCGTGAGTGTCACCATGACAGAGCTGTCAGCCCCGCCAGCCTCCACGGACACCATGATGACTTCATGCATCCGACTGGAAATGCGCACGCGGTCGCCCGGTCGGAGATGAGAAACGGGAATTTCCTGCTGCAATCCGCTACGTCTGCGCCTGGCCATGGCTATGCCCTCCCCCACTGCCGTAGCTCGGCAATGGCGGCATCCAGATCGGCTATGGCGATTTCATATTCGGACAGGGCCGATGCCTCGCCCAGTGTCAGCAATGGGATACTCTCGCCGGGGACAAGAAGATCTTGCAGCATCCCGGCATGCTCCTGCTGAAGGAAGCGGAGCGTTTGCTCGATCAGATCGATGGTCGCCGAGCGCGCGGCATCTTCGCTCATGATGCGTGCTCCCATGCATCCGCATCGTGTTGCATGACTTCCGGAAGCCGCACGATCACGTGCCGGATATTGCGGATGATGCGGGCGGGGATGCTGGTGAGGCGTATGGGGGCCGGGATGATGATGATGGGCTGGCTGGTGAGGTATTCCTCGACCAGGGAAAGCCCGTGTGAGGTCCGGGTCATGACCGTGCCCCCCTTTGCGCCGCTTTCAGCATCTCGCACACATCGCGGGCGATGATGGCCCAGTCATCCTGACTGCCTCGGCTGCCATGGGCGTCCATCGTCTGGGCGCGGTCGCGCAGGATGGTGGCGATCAGATCAGGGTGCGGCATGCGTCCGCTGGCCAGCATCTGCTGCGCATGGTCCAGCGCGGTGACCGGTGGCGGCATCTCCGCATGGTCCGGGCGTGGGATGAACACGACGGTCCATTCCTGATCCGGCAGATGCTCAGCAGCATAAGCCGTGGCGGCCCGGTTCGTGGGGAATGGGCCGATCAGGCGCGGCTGTTGCGGGGCCGGGCATGCTACCTGCACGTAGTAGCGGCGTCCCAGGGGTGGTGTCCGTGTGGGTGTCATGGTGTCCCTCCGATAGGAGACAACACCATATTGGTGATATTTATGTCAACACAAAAACACCGAAATGGTGTTATAAAAAAATCTTCATATGATGTAAGGCGGGGGTATCTGATTGCTGGAGGGGCTATGAAGCCGCGTTATTCCGTAATGATGGTCTTGCTTCTTTGTGCATTTTTGCCTGGATGCATGCAGCATGTAGAAACGCCCAATCCAGACGGTAGCAGCAAAATAGTTGTTTATGGCGCGCCGGCGAGAACGTGGATTGGTCTTTGGTCTGAAGCAAATAGACTCTGCCCAAATGGCTATGATGATATTGCGATGGGATCAGACACGGGTCACGAAGACAGTGATAAATACCTGTCGATTAAGTGCATCCACCCTACACTGGTACGAGATATTTCGAAATGAAACGCATTTGGTTCTTTGTGCTAATAGTTTTGGGTGGATGCACAAGCGCGGTATCAGTTCCTCGCCCGGGTGGGAAAAGAGGTTTTGCTGTGGAGTGTAGTTGGTCGTTGCCTGGCTCTTGCTATGAGCAGGCAAGGTCTATGTGCCCTGAGGGACTGACTATTACCAAAAAACTCGAAGGTGGTTTTTTCTCCGGCAATGCTTTTATTGCGGGAAATTGTGGGATTGACCATTGAGTAAAGAAGAATGTCTTTTATGACCCTGATATTTCATTCCATGGAATAACCCTATATATTTTTGATACAATTTTTACATCAATTTCAATTTGGCTATTTGGATTATATTGCTGCAATAGCAATTTTGTTGCCGTGCGGCGCACTAGTCTTTTTACTATAACTCTTTCGTCTTCATATTCGCCAGATTTTTTCACAACGACAACGTAGTCGCGTGGCGCAGGCACACGAGTTGGGTGAATGTATATTCGCGTCCCATGTTCGGCCCATGGCTCCATACTGTCGCCCTCTACATACAGCGCAAATATTCCCCTGATTCCAGAAAGAGTAGAGGGAAGTGCAACCCATTCAAGTGCTTCGGTGACATCAGGAAAGCCAGACGCCCCAAGAGGGCCGCCTTGTGCTGCACCAAAAACGGGAACAACTAATGGCGATGATGATGTAATCGGAAGGGAGGCGTGAAGCAGATTACTATCAGTGATATTTTTAGATTTTGGCTCCCCGCTGCCTATCTTCTTTGCTGGCAATAGGTCTGCGGCGGTTACGCCAAGGGGGGCAGCGATGCGTTCCATCCATCCAGTTGTCAGCCGACGATCGCCAGCTTCAAGCCGTTGAATCTGCTGCGCAGAAGTTCCTGCTTTTTCAGCCAATTTTGCCTGGCTAAGCCCGCGCGCTGACCTAAGTTCTCGGATTCTGTTCCCCATACTTTTATTCACCATATTGGTGGATGTCCTAAAAGCACCAGAGTGGTGCTGAATGCTTGACATGCACCAAACAAAGACACCATTATGGTGATATGAAACTCGCTGATTTCCTTTCTGGGGCCGATCTAAGCGTTGCTGCTTTCGCACGAAAGATTGGCGTCCCATGCGAAACTGTCCGGCGGTACGTAAAGGGCTATCGTGTCCCCTCTCAGCGGATGATGGCCCTCATACGAGAGGAAACCGGGGGATGTGTGCAGCCCAACGATTTTTTTGATGCATCTACCCCATCAGCTCGATCTTCGTCTGATGAATCCCTTTCTGGTGGAAGGGCAGTCTGAACATGCCCCTCCACCCTATCCCCATCCAGCAGCCCCACCCTACTCCCCCATTGGGGCTGCTGAGTCCGGCCAGCAGTGCCCTCCGCTGCGCCCGGCCCTCGCGGCGGCGCGTATCTCGTCCCGGCGCGCCGCCGCGCCCCCTTCTGAGACTATCTCTGCATGCGTGTGCGTTTCTCATACGCAATAAAAGCCATGCCTCGCGCATACGGTCATGTGATGCGCGTTCGCAGGATGGCCTGGCATGACCGCCTTTTTCGCACCCGCCACTTATACTGGGGTGAAGGCCGCATTTCGTCGCCTGATCGCCGCGTTGGGCGGGATCGAAGCCGCTGAAAGCTATGGCTTCGCGGCACGCTCCCTGCTCTCCAACTACGGCAATGCAGACAGCCCGCGTTTTCCGCCTGCCCATATCATACTGGATGTCGAGGCTGCTGCGGGAGAGGTCTTCGTGACCGAAGCCCTGGCCCGCGCTCAGGGATATCGACTGGAAAAAATCGAGACGGCCAGCACCGCATCTGTCCAGCCCTTACCAGCCGCCATGCGGGACTGGTGTCTCTCTCAGGGGAAATCCCTCTCCGCATTTCTTGCCGCCATCGCTGATGGGTCCGTGGATCGGGCTGAGTGCGACATGATAGAGGCGTCCCTGCTGGAGCATCTGCGGGAGACGGTGGAGGCAGTGCGGGCCGTTCGTCATCATCGAGAGGCACCATCATCATGATCGCACGATCTGTCGCCAAGCGATTCCCTCAGATAGAGGGGCAGCGCCGCTGCTCCAGCGGCTATACCTATGTGCCGCCCGGTGCGTCTGCACTGCCGCCCGGATGGGGCAGCTCTTTCACCGTCCGCCCGCTGACTGGACGGCATGCCGTGCCGGAGCCGATCGGGCTGGCAGGCAGCCTGCTGCGCTATCTGACGGCACATCCACCCGGCATGAAATTGCCGAAGCGCCGCGCCATCGGCGTGGCTCTCGGATGCGGTATCCCGGCTGTAACGGGCGCGCTGGATGAGTTGCAGCACCTGGGCCTGATCTCATTCGAATGGCTCGGGAAAAATTCGTATTGCGACATGGCGATTCGCGTTCACGCCACTGGCGTCGAGCTGCGGACAGATCGGGCTATGTCGCCCATGGCGGATGTCCGTGGTCAGCCGTAGCGCCATCTCAGACGCGTTTCTCGACGATCTGTGCACCCGCGTGCCGGTGCCCGCGCTGATCGGCGAGGTCGTGCGTCTGAAAAAACAGGGGCGGCACTGGTCCGGGTGCTGCCCGTTCCATGATGAGACGAATCCGTCTTTCGCTGTCTACGACAACGGATTTTTCTGTTTTGGCTGCGGGGCGAAGGGCGACGCGATCACGTGGATACAGCATCGGCACGGCTGCGGCTTTATCGAGGCCGTGTCTGTGCTGGCCGTGCAGGTCGGGATGACGCCTCCGTCGAAGCCGCCGGAAAATCTGCCGGTCAAGACTCTGCCAGCGATGGAGAACCGGCATCGGGAAGAACAGCAGCGGCAAGCGGCTCTGCGCCGGGCGGATGCCCTGCAGATGTTTGTGCAGGCTGACGCGCTGATCGTGGATACGCCGGTCGATTTTTATTTGCGCTCGCGTGGGATCGATCTGCGCAGGCTGGGCGCGTGGCCAAGATCGCTGCGCTATCACCCATCCCTGTATCATCATCCCAGTGGGAAACAGTGGCCTGCCATGCTGGCCGCTGTCACCAATGGGACGGGCGAGCATGTCGCCACGCACCGCACCTGGCTGGCCCCGCGCCCCGATGGCGGATGGGGAAAGGCCCCCGTTGAGAATCCCAAGATGTCTCTCGGAGACGTTTTCGGCGGCTGCATCCGGCTGTGGCGCGGTGCCAGCCGCAAGGCTCTCGTCGATGCGCCGGCAGATGAGCGTCCGGTCTGTGGCGAGGGCATCGAGACATGCCTGAGCTGGGCGGTCGAGGTGCCGGAGGATCGCGTCCTCGCCACGGTTTCTTTAAGCAATTTCCAGAATTTGCAGCTTCCAACGCAGATAAAGCAAATCGCTTGGCTTGTTGATGGCGACAGCAAGCCAATGGCGCAGCGCCAGCTTCAGCGGGCGCTGAACAAGCATATCGAAGCCGGTCGGCGCGTTTTCACGATACCGTCGCCTTACGGCAAGGATTTCAATGATGCGCTGATGCGCAAGCTGGGCCTGACAGGGCCGCCAGCGCTGGGGGTGGGGCATGGCTGAGGTTATCGATTTTCGCGACGCAGGGCGTGGCGCGCGGCAGGCTTTTCAGGTGGATGCGGGCGGTGACCTCGATCCGCCGGACAATACGGCGCGGCGTGATGATGACTGGCCTATTCTCGCTTTGGGGCATCTGGATGGCAGCTATCACTTTCTTGATGTGACCGGACAAAAGCGGGTTCTGACAGCAAATCAGCTCTATCGCCGCGGTGATCTGATGAGCCTGTTCGGGGGCGTGGATGCCTGGTTGCGCACGCGCTGGCCTCTCTACTCCAAGCCGGAGGAAGGCGAGGAAGAAGGGAAAATCGTCGGCTTTCGCCTGCAGGCGGCGGCGGCGGCACTGCAAAAGGCGTGTGTCGACGCGGGCCTGTATGGTGACCATATCGTGCTGCGCCGCTCCGGCATCTGGCCCGCCGAGAACGGCTTGCCCGCCGTGCATTGTGGCGATGCGGTGCTGATCGGCGGCAGGTGGTACCCGGCCGGCACGCGCACGGGCAACCAGATATGGGAAGCTGCCCCCCGGTCCCCGCGCCCTGGTGCGCCGTGTGGTCCGGAAGTCGCCCGTGATTTACAGGAGGATTTGCGACAACTCTGGAATTTCCAGCGTCCGGGTGGCGAGATTATCGTCGTGGGCTTGCTCGGCACCACCTATCTCGGCGGCTCGATCAATTGGAGGCCCGCCGGCTTCCTCACCGGTCCCGGCGGCTGCGGTAAAACACAGTTGCTGAACGTCTTGCGTTCCTGCTCTCCACTCCATCACTACACGACCGATACCACCAAAGCCGGGCTGGAAACCGCGCTCTCCGGACGCGCGATGCCGTCGTTCATCGAGGAAGCCGTCGCCACGAAAGATGCTGCCGGCGCCCGCGTGTTGATCAATATGGTGCTGGCATCGGTTGTGGGTGAAGGAACCAAAGGCCATCGCTACGGCGAGAATGGGCGCGTCCGCAAGATCGAGATGGTCGGCTCCATCATCATGGCATCCGACTATGTGCCGGAGATGAAACAGACTCACCTTGGGCGCTTCGCCATCGTGGATCTTTGCCCGCCGCAGGATGGGACTGATTACAATGCCGAACACAAGGCGCTGATGCGACGCATGTCGGATCGAGGCCCGGCTATGTGGGGGCGCGTGCTGGCATCATGGCAGAGATACCATGATTCTCTCGATGTGTTCCGCTCTGCATTAAAAGAGACTCAATGCGCCCCGCGTGAAATGGACCAATACGGTGCATTGCTGGCGGGTTGGTGGATACTGACACAGGATCGTGTGCCAGATGAGCGCGATGGACGCGAAGGCGTCGCCGCAATCAGGGAGTTTGTGCGTACAGCGGAGGATGTTGCGGTTGACGGTCCCGGACATCAGGTGATCAGTCGACTGATGACTTGGCCGGTGGCGATGCAGCACACCACAAATCGGATACCGATTGGTGTCCTGCTGGCAATCGCGCTGTTTAATCCTCCGAATGGCCGTGTTCTAAAAAGCAATGCCTATCAGCATCTGCTGGATATTGGTATCAGAACCGTAAGGGCAGATGAAACGTCCAAAGACAAACGCGGACGCCCCGCGCCCCGGATGGCGGACTGCCACGGCATCTGGATCAATCTCAAGTCGATAGAGATTGAGAAGGCTTTTAAGGATACCGAGTTTGATGACGGCAAATGGCGCATCGAACTGGGGCGGCTGGAAAGTGCGCGGATCAAAACGAAAAATGTCCGCATCGGCTCATACAATGGCGGTGCCTTGTGGATCAGTGCGCCAGAACTTGGTCTGGAGGAAGACGAAATCGAAAACGTTCATCGTGCAGAGGGTGATCCATTGAGTGGCTAACAGTTTCTGTAGAAGTGTAGAAGAACTGTAGAATTTCTGTAGAACAGAAAATTCAATGAAATCAGATGTGTATAATCTGTAGAACAAAATCGACGGGTTCTCCCTATATGGGCGTTCAGCGATTAAAACACCCCTTTTCCTTTCTACACATTCTACAGTTCTTATAAATACAATAATATCAATAACTTAGTTTGTAGAATTTCTGTATATTTGTGTAGATTTGTGTAGAACGTTCGAAGGTCAGCCCTTATGAAAAAAGCTGTTCAAGTCTGCGCTTTTTCAGTTGACGGGCATGGTGATCATCAGGTTAAAAGTGCATATGAATCGGCGTCAGGGGTTGCCCCGGCAGGTTCGGCCCTACAGGGCCTATCGTGGGATGAGGCGGGTAAAAACCGACTTCATCACACGTCGGGTAGCTACCCGGACGAATCATGGCACTGCATCAGAACGCACTCTCGTCGTGAGGCAGATGTCGCCTTGCAGCTTGAAGCATTCGGTTTTCCCTTTGCCAATCCTATGCTTTTCGAAAGACAGCAAGGCCGCTTTGGCTGGCGCGACGTTTGCACCCCGGCTTTTCCGACCTACGTTTTTGCCTGCTTCAACACCCGTGATGATCATTGGCGCAAAATCTGGTCAATGCGCGGCGTCAGCGGCATCCTCGGTCCATCACCTGATCACCCTGCATGCGTCCCGGATGCAGCCATGGAGCATATCATCTCTCTCGATGGCATGCGGCTCGGCGTTAACGGTGCTGTCCTGAAGCCGCTCCGTCCCGGTGAGAAGGTACGGATACTGACCGGCCCGTTCGCAAACTTCGAAGGTCTCTGCACCATGTCAGCCAATGACCGCGTCCGCGTCATGCTGAGTCTGTTCGGGCGACCAAGCGAGGTGGAGATGTCTGCCGATCACGTTGCCGCCGGACTGGCCTGACCACCCCGGTCAGGCATGGCGGGAGCCACACTCCCCCTCTGCATCGCCGAGCCTCCGGGGGACCCTGCCACCCCGTCAGACAATACGGGCGGCGAAGTCGCGATTTGTGACAGATGTGCGCTAAATTATTGATAGGTTTGTGTTTTTGTCGTTTTTGTCCCCCTCCACGGCTGACCGGCTGGTAAACAAGCGCCAATTGGCGACGCGTCTCGGCGTGTCGCTGGTGACGCTTGATAACTGGCTGCTGAAATGGGCCGACGAATTTCCCGTCGAGGAAAAAGGCACGAACGGGCGCGAGTATCGCTTCGATCCTGTCCGCGTGGGCGCATTCCTGACGGCCAAGCAGGCGGAACAGGAACAGAGCCGCGCGGAGAAGGACGCGGCGCTGTCACAGTATGTGCTGCCGATGGATCTGGGCGGCGTCACGACAGCCAGCGGCAATGGCGGTGTTCTGAGCATCAAGGACCGCAAGGAAGCCTTGTTGCTCCAGCAGCTTCAACGCAAGGAGGCACAGGAAAGCGGACGTCTCGTGGTGGCCGAGGATGTGGCCAACTTGCTGTTTGATACACTGGCAAAACTGAGTCGTAATGAGCATCAGGCGATCCGCCGTATCTGCAAGGATCACGGCATCCCTGATGCGGTAATGCGTTCTCTTCTGCGGGAATTTGCAGTTTCTCAGCGCGAATTTGTCCGCGACACGACGAGAGGTTTTCAGTCATCGCCTCATACGGCATCTGCTATGGAAGATCTGGCGGACGTGCTGCCGGATACCGATGATGCTGAGGCGTCCTATGTCTGATCCGGTCATCTCCTACGCTGATCCAAGGGACGTGCTGGCCAAGGCGCTGGCCGGCTATTTGCCGCCTGAGACCATGCGCCTGCCGGTCTGGGCAGCGGAAAACCGCTGGCTGGCGAATGAAGGTGGCGGCTATGTCGGGCGCTGGGATAATAGCTATGCTCCTTACCTCGTCGGTCCCATGGAGGCGCTGGACGGAGAATACACCACGGTCGCCGTGGTTGGTCCCGGCCAGTGCGGCAAGACCGAGGTCGCCAACAACTGGATGATGCGCAGCATCGACCTCGATCCCGCCCCGATGCTGCGTTACATGCAGACGGATGCCGCGATCCGGGCCTATGTGCGGTCGACGATCGATCCGATGATAGAGGCGCATGAGGCCATCCTTGCCAAGCGCGGTCTGCGCGCGGTGGATGACAGCCTCAATCACAAGCGCTTTCGCGGCATGTCGGTCGAGTTCCTGGCCGCCACCGGCAGCAACATGATTTCCAAGTCGGCCGCCCGCATCGTTGCCGATGAAATCGACAGCTATGCGGAATCCCTCGGCAACGTGAAGGATCTTTTGGACGTACGCCGCCAGACGTTCGGCAGTGAGTCGACACTGCTGACGATCAGCCATCCGGATGCCGTTCTGGGCCTCGATCCTGCGGGGTGGAAGCGCGGCATCATGGCGATCTATGCCGCCAGCACCCGGCACAGCTGGTGGTGGCCCTGCCCGCACTGCAACGCGTTCATATCGCCCAATCCGGGGAGTATCCGCGAATGCAAACTGGTCTATCCGGACGATGCGCCGTTGGAGACGGTCGAGGCAGAAGCCCGGCTGCTCTGCCCGTGCTGCGGGTCGCTGATCGAAGATCATCATCGGCGCGATATGAACCGGCGCGCTTACGAAAACCACGGCGGCTGGATCGGTGCCGGTCAGGTGATCGAGGAAGATGGCACCGTCTCCGGCACGCTGTCGCCAAGCGCCACTGCCGGTTACTGGATCGTCGGCGTCATGTCGCCCTTTCTATGGGGCGGCATCGGCGGCCTCGCCCGCTCCATCGCCGCTGCCGAGCGGGAGCGGATCGCCACCGGCTCGATGGACACGATCAAGGAGGTCTGGAGCAAAAAGGCCGGCATTCCCTATTCCCCGCCCCGTGCCGTCAGCGCGATGGAAGCGGCGACGCTGGCCGACCGTGCCGAGCGTGACCTGATCCTCGGCGTAGTGCCGGAAGGGGTGCGCTTCATCACCGGCATGGCGGATATACAGGGCCGCCATTTCGAATATCTGTTCCGTGGCTGGGGAGAAAACGGCGAAAGCTGGATCATCGAGCATGGCGTGATCCCTGCCGATGTGGCGGTCAGTCCGTCCGACTGGGATGCGCTGATCAGGCGTCTGGCCTCGGCCAGCTTCCCGCTGGCGGACGGCTCCGGGCGTCATATGCGGGTGATGGCGTCCGGCTTCGACAGCGGCGGCATCGAGGGCGTGACCCTGCAGGCATATGAGGCATGGCGGCGGGCGCGGCGCTCCGGTCTGGCACGGCGTCTGGGCGTGATCGACGGGCGGGAGGCATGGAACCTGCTGCCGCTCAAGGGCGGCTCATCCCTCAACGGCCCTCGCCTGCTGACGGTCCGCCCGGAGAGCGCGCAACGCAACCGGGCCGGTGCACTGGATCAGGTCATGCTGGGCATCACCAATCCGAATCTTTTCAAGGACGATCTGGCGGTGCATCTGGCCGTGCCTGCCCCCGGCCCATGGTATGTGCATATCCCTGCCGGACTGCTCGGCGACTATCCGCAAGGGCAAAACCGTCTGGACCCGCCACACCTGTTTCTGGAACAGATGCTCTCTGAGCGCCGGACCAAAAGTGGACGTTGGGAGAAGATCGTTTCCAGCGCCCGCAATGAGGGGCTGGATCTGATGGTCGGCACGCATGCCATGGCCTTCCTGATCGGTCTGCCGCGCATCCTGTGGGACTCCCCGCCCGCATGGGCTGCCCCGTGGGATAAAAACTCACTGGTGTTCACCCCCCGCCCCGATGAAGGCGCGCCGGCAGACACCGCTACAGGCCGGCCGGTGCCGTCCGGCCCGTCTGCCCCGGTGATGCCGTCTGCCCCCGCTCCACGCCCCGCCCTGCGCCGCATGGCGCGATCCAGCTATCTGACAGGTCTCGGACGATGAGCTTTACGCAGCAGGATATCGACCGCCTCAAGGCCGCCATCGCCTCGGCGGGTCTGACCCAGCAGGTCAGCTTCGCCGATGGCACGCATATCCGCCGCATGTCGCCGGATGATGCCGCCCGTCTGCTGGATATGATGCAGCGTGACGTGGCGGCCTCGGCTGTCGGCAGTGCTGTGCCGCCTTCCCGCGTCGTGCGGGCCTCTCCCCGCTCCGGATACTGATCCAATATGGCAGACAAACCGCGCTACCGCGTGCAAGCGGGATCGGCACCATTGATGGCCGGAGTTTCCCCCCTGGCAACGCCGCCCGGCATTCCCGGACACCCGGTAGCCTCTCCCTTCGTCGCCGCCAGCGGCGGGCGTCGCCTGTCCGGCTGGCGTCCGACCGGCTCCGGACCGAACGCCGCTTTGCAGATGAGCGGCGGCGAGATGCTACGCCGTTCCCGCGATCTGCGGCGGAATAACCCGTTCGGCAAACGGGCGATGGATCTGACCGTCACCCATGCGATCGGGACCGGGATCAAGCCGCGCAGCCTGTGCCGCAACAAGCGCATCGTCGCCGCACTGTCGGAGTTGTGGGATGAATGGACGCGCGTCTCCGATGCGGACGGCGTTTTCGATTTCTACGGCCAGCAGGCCCTTGCTTTCGGGGAGATGGTCGAGGGCGGCGAGGCTTTCGCCCGCCTGCGCCCGCGCCAGCTTTCGGACGGTCTGCCGGTGCCGCTACAGATTCAGCTGATACCATCGGAACAGGTGCCGCTCGGCTACGCGCTGCCGAGTGACGGCAATCCGGTGCTGCAGGGGATCGAGCGGGACCGGATCGGCAGGCGCGCCGGCTACTGGATGTATGACCAGCATCCGGGCGATCTGACGGCCCCCGGCGTCGGTATTTCCCTGATGCCGAAGCGCGTTTCCGCTGTGGATATCTGTCATCTCTACAATCAGACCCGCATCGGGCAGCTGCGCGGCGTGCCTTGGCTGGCGGCAGCGATGACCAGCGTGCATCAGGCGCATGCCTATCTGGATGCGGAGCTGCTGCGCAAGCAGATGTCGGCCATGTTGGTGGCCGCGATTGAAAGCCCGGTCGGGGTTGATAGCGGCCCGGATGGCCTGAAAGCCGCCATCGGCGTCCCGGCGGAGGATGATATCGTCACCATGGAGCCGGGCAGCGTCATGGCGCTGCGGGCGGGCGAGAAAATCACCTTCAACCAACCTGCCGATGTCGGTCAGTCTTTCGAGCCGTTCATGGCGGCGACTTACCGCGCGGTCTCTTCTGCCGCAAACCTCATTTACGAAGAGCTAACCGGCAACTGGAAAGATACCAACGACCGCACATTTCGAGCGGCGTTCAATACGTTCAAACGGCAGGTCAGTTACTGGCAATACAGCCTGATGTGCGTCCAGTTCTGCTGGCCGGTCTGGTCGCGCTTTGTAGACTATGCCGTCGCCTCCGGAGCCTTGCGCGTACCGAAAAGCGTGACGGATCGCGATCTGAAGCGCGTCGCATGGTCGCCTCAGCGCCATGCTTACATCAACCCGATTCAGGACATCACCGCCACGGGCGAGGAACTGACCCTCGGACTGACCTCCCGCACTGCCGAGATTCTGGAACGCGGCGACGATCCGGAGCAGGTCGATCAGCAGATCGCCGAGGATCGCACCCGCGAAGCAGAACACGGTCTGGCCTTCACCCCCGGCAATATCGGCGCAAAGGCGGCCATGGCGGCTGATGGCGCAACCCTTCCCCACGACGGAGCCACGCCATGACACGCCCTGTCCCGCGCCGCTTTCTGGCCCAGCTGCTGAACCGGCCACAAATGATCGCCCCGGCAGCCGGGGCGGCGGTGCTGTCCGCATTGCTGCCCGGTGCGCGGCTTGATGGCGGCTGGGGCGATGATGATCCCCTCCCGCTGCCCGATCCTCGCGCATACCGCGTGGAAAACGGTGTCGCCATCGTGCCGGTCATCGGCAAGCTGGTACACCGGGGCGGCGGGATGGATGCGGCATCCGGACTGACCTCCTATCAGGCGCTCGGCGACATGCTGGCGGATGCACTCGGCGCGGAATCGGTGTCGGCAATCCTGCTGGATGTCGACAGCCCCGGTGGTGAGGCAGCGGGGTGCCTCGATTTTGCGGACTGGTTCGCGGCGCAACGCGGGATCAAGCCGGTTATTGCGTGTGTGAATCAGCAATGTTGCTCGGCGGCTTATGCTGTCGTCGCGGCAGGTGCCGACCGCATTCTGATCGGGGCCAGCGCGGTGGCAGGCAGCATCGGTATCATCGCCTATCACGCCGATGTGTCCCGGATGCTGGATGGCGATGGCGTCACTGTCACCGCGCTGGCTGCGGGTGCGCTCAAAACGGCAGGGGCCCCGGAAATCCCGCTCTCCGAGGATGCCCGCACCATGCTCATGGGCATTATTGATGGTGAATACAGTCGATTTTGCGATCTTGTCGCCCGTCATCGCGGCATGTCGCCGGACGCTGTCCGCGCAACGGAAGCGGCCATTTACCGGGGGTCCGACGCCGTGACTGCCGGTCTTGCAGATGCAATCTCAACGTTTGAGGATTCCCTGATGGCTCTTACCCATAGCTCGTCCCGTGTCGCGCCGTCCGGTGCGCGGACCGGGGCATCTTCCACCGGCCTGTCCATGGCATCCGGAGGAAAGAACGATTCCGGGACGGATAATCCTCCGGAGGAAACACCGGTGCCGACCAGCCCCGCCCCCACATCGCCTGCCCCTGATTCTGCGCCGGTTTTGCCGGGCGGCGACAATATCCCGGTCCGCCCTTATCCGCCTGCCGATGCGGTGGCAGTGGCGAGCGCCTGTCAGGCAGCGGGCTATCCCCAACTCACCGCCGAGCTGCTGATGATGGGGGCGTCCATGGAGCAGGTCGGCGCCCGTATCGAAGCGGCGAATAGCGTCCGCACCGCCTGTGATGCCGCTGGATACGGCTATCTCGCAGCAGAGATGATCGCGGCCAATGCGGGCACGGATGCGGTCGCCGGTCGTCTCTCCTGCGCCAGATCCATCACCGATGCGGCAACGCGCCTCGGCATGGCGGGCGCGGCGGAGGCGATGATCCGCTCCAACCTGTCGCTCGAAGCGGCGCGCGAAATCATGTTTTCCGCCAGCGCGCAGGCATCCGATCGCGTCGGCATCTCGACCGCCTATGCCGCCCAGGCAGGCGCGGAAGCCGCGTCCAGCTGGGACAGCGCGCGGATGCGCGTATTCGGTTCCTCTTCTTTAAAGGCTCACTGATATGGCAACGGTTTTTAACGAATTGCCCCATGACGGCGCATTCATCATCAGCACCGCAAATGGCACGCGGGCGACGGATCAGGCGGTCATCTACAATGCGGGGTCTGCCCCGCTCGCATTTTCGGGTGGCCTTGTTTTATCGGCTGGTTCGAACGGTTATGTGCCGTACACGGGCGATGCAGCGGCAGAGGCCATTCTATATGGCCGCGTGACGGTTCCGGCTGCCGGGTCAGCGCGCGCCACCATCGTGCATCGTGATGCCGAAGTGCAGGCGGCTGCCCTTCTGTGGGACCCCGCTGTGACGGATGCCAAGAAGCTGACTGCCAAATCCGATCTGGAAAAACGCGGCATCCTGCTGCGCTGATCACGTCCCGTTCCCGTTCCAGCCACTCACACCGCGCAATGCGCCGGAGCTTCCATGCCCACAATCGATATTTTCCGTAGCGACGCTTTCTCGCTGATCGAGATGTCCGCCTACGTCAATCGCACGCCCTATGCACCGACCGGTCTGGGCCTGCTGAATATTTTCGATCCGACCCCGCTGCGTACGACCATTCTTTCCGTCGAAGAAGAAGATGGCGTTCTGGGTCTTGTGCCCGTGACAGAGCGTGGCGCACCTACTGTTGAGCTGACGCGCAGCAAGCGCCGTCTGCGCGGTGCGTTCAAAATCCCTCGCCTGGCCGAGGGATCGACCATCAACAGCGCCGATATCCAGAATATCCGCGCCAGCAATACCGCCACGGAACTGCAGCAGGTGCAGGACGAAGTGGTGCGCCGTCTTGACGGTCCGGGCGGTATCCGCCAGCGGCTGGAAATGACGCGGGAATATATGCGGCTGGGGGCAATCCGTGGCCAGTTGCGGGATGCACCAACCCCGGCCCAAATTTCTGCCGGGCAGCCGGGCGATCTGATTTACGACTGGTATAATGAGTTCGGGATTGCCACTCCGGCACCGATCGCCTTCGACCTGAAAAACACCACGGCGGATGGCAAGCGTCCCGGCTATCTACGCCGTCAATGCAACAGCGTGGTCCGCTCCATGCAGCGGGCGGCAAAGGGGGCGTGGCTGCCGTCTACCCAGCTCTACGCCATGTGCGGCGATGCGTTCTGGGATGAGCTGACCACGCATCCCGATGTCGAAAAAACCTATCTGAACTGGGCATCTTTGCAGGATGGCGCAACCCGGTTGCGTGAAGGAACCGCCTTCGACGCCATGAGCTTCGGCGGCATCAACTGGTTCAATTATCGCGGTTCCGATGATGGAGTAATCGGCCTCGCGCAGGATCAGGTGCGTTTCTTCCCGGTCGGTGCGCCCGGGGTTTTTCAGGAGGCGATGGCCCCTGGCGAGGGCATGGATGCGGTCAACACGCTCGGCCAGAAAGAATATGCCATGGTGGTGGTCGATCCGGAGCGCAATTTCTGGGCGCGTCCGGAGGTCTACAGCTATCCGCTGTTCATCTGCACCCGCCCCGAAATGCTGCTCAGCGGCGTGATGGGCGCGTCATGAGCGATGCTCTTCTATCCGCCGTACGCGCCATCTGGGATGATCCGGATGGCGGCGTAATGGGGTTGTATCGCAGCGAGGATGCAGCGCCCCCAGTTGCGGTGCGGGCCGCCTTCCTGAATCCGACCGATCCGGCACGCCTGTCCGGTGTCGCGCCGGTTCTCGCCTCCAGCACCACGGTCAGGGTGCTGACACAGGATATCGGGGACAAGCCGAGCAAAAAAGCATCGTTCGAAGTCTCTGGCCGCCGCTATCGCGTGGCGGAGGTCGAACAGGATGCGCGGGGTCTGTGGTGGGATATCACGCTGACGACCCAGTCGGATGCCGCATCGGGCGCGACTTCCAATGGCTGATATTCCGCCCCCCTCCATCAGGGAGCAGGTGATAGTCTCGATCTTCGACATCCTCCGCACGGCGCTACCGGATGTCCGCGTCATGCGGGAAAGCCGGGCCGATCCGGCAGTCGAGGATGCCCCATGGCTGACCTTGCTGGATAGCGGTCATCAGGCCGGCTACGACCAGAGCGGTCTGGTCACCTACACGCTCTCGCTCGGCCTTGATGGGGGTGTCGCAGCGACATCGGATGGTCAGCTCGGCCCGGCCCTGAATGCGTTGTATGCGCGGATCATCAGCGCCGTGATGGCTGATCCGGGCCTTGGCGGCCTGGCCACCGGGATTGAGGAATCGTCTCTGTCTACCCGGCAGGTCACGGCGGGCGAAAGCACCGAACCCCTGATCGTATTCAGCCTTGATCTGGCCGTCACTTTCCTGACGGCAGACGGAAACCCCTGGGCGGCATAAGGCCGCCTGCGCCCGGATCGCCGGGCCTTACCACATCATCGGAGACAGAGAGATGGCACGCGTGATCAGGCGGCGGAATTGCGTCGCGGCGGTCGGCATTGAGACGACGCAAGGCGTCGATGTTTTCGGCGGTTCCCCCAGTGCGTCTACTGATTTTCTGCGGGCGGAGGTCGATATCGCCTTCAACCAGAATCAGGTGCAGAACCCCGAATTCACCGGGTCGCTTGATGCGTCGCCAGCCCTGCCGGGCGGCACCCGCGTCACGGTTACCCTGACCTGCCTGTTGAAGGGCAGCGGCAGCGTCTCCACAGCACCGCAATGGGGCAAGCTCATGCGCGCTTGCGGCTTTCTGGAAACGGTCAATGCAGGCATCGCGGCGGCAGTAGCATCCGACGGCGATCAAACTTCGTTCATCCCCGGTAGCGGATTTTCCAAAACCGATAACGTGTATTTAGGCCAGCCCTTCCTGCTGTCATTGCCCGGCTCTGCCATGGACGCGCTGACGGTCGCAAACAGCAGCGGCGGGACTGGTCTGGTCGTGCCGTCACAGAATTACCCGGGCTTCGTCAAAGGCACGACGACTGCGGCGCTGCTGCCGAACATCACCTATCGCCCGATCGTCGACCCGGATGCGATACCGTCCCTGACGATCTACGTGTACATGGACGGTATCCGGTATAAATTCACCGGCGCACGCGGCAATATGACGCTGGATATGCAAACGGCGGGCATTGGTACGCTGAAATTCACCATGAACGCGCAATACAGCCCCTCTGATCAGGCTCCGATCCCGTCCGGCATTGTATTCGATGCCCCCCAACCTCCTATTTTCCGGAATGGCATCGCGCGCGCCGGACGGAAGCAGATCCGCATTGCGCGGTTCAGCTTCGACGGCGGCCTGACCGTGGTCAATCCGGACAATCCCGAAGCGGGCGAGGGCTTCGACCCGGCAGAAATCACCGTTCGCGCCAGCACCGGCAGTATCGACCCGCTGATGAGCATCACGGACACCGCTGTCCGTATCGCGGATTTCAAGGCGGGGAATCGCACATCCATCGCCATCGGCACGGGCAGTGTGGCCGGGAACATGTTCGGCATTACTGTGCCTGCCGCACAATTTACGGGCGTTACTTTCCAGAACCGCAATGACTTGATGGCCGAAAGCTACAATTTCGGCTGCACCGGCAGTAATCTTGGCGTTATTCTCTGTCAGTATTAAGGTGCTCTCCTTCCCTGACAGGGCGGGCGCGGCGTTGCCATGCGCCCGGTGCTGGAGGCGGATATGCCACATGAGTTGCGGCAAGCGCCTCCAGCCATTCAGCAATGATGGGGGGGATTTCTGTGGTGCCAGCGCCCCATCGTCTGACCATGCGCTCATCGCAAGTCAGAATGGCCGCCAGCCCCCGACCTGACCAATGGATCAGGTCGAGGATTTGATGAAACCGGGCGGGGGTCAACGGACCAGTTGAGTGATGATAGTGACAGCGGCACCGATCAGCACGCCCAACAGGCTGGTCAGAATAGCGATGGGAGACATTTTGCGATCCCGATCCAGTTTCGCTGCCTCGGCCATCAATTTTTCCCGCTCTGCCATCAGCTTTTCGCGCTCGGCAATGAATTTCCGGGTTTCCTGCAAGGCCCGTTCGATCTGGGTTTCGGCCTGAAGGATATCAATCGTTTCGCTCATCGGGGTTCCCCTGATTCAGCGCGGGACAATCCCTGCGCCATGTCCGCAATATGCGGCAATTTTGTCTGTATGTCAACTGTTCAGTTGGAAATTCCATGACCATTGTCACCTCTGCCCGCGATCTGCGGCGCTTTACGCCTGCCCATTACGGGGATGATCCGTCTGCCCCGGTCTATATGGTGGCTCCGCTCTCATGGCGTGATCGCGCCCGCTGGCGTGCGGCCATGGCGGAGGGCGGGGCCAGCACCTATCCGACCGACGAAATGATCCTCGATGCTGTCAAACGCGCGGTGACCGATATCGGCCCGGCCAATCTGGATGAACTTCTTTCGACCGTCGATGCATGGCGGGATTATGTCACCCTCATCACGGACGCCGTGAAATCGGTGCAGCAAGGCGAAACGCCGGACTATCCTGAAGCGCCTGCCGGGCTGCCTGACCGCTATGCCGCGATCGAGACATCCGTCCGGGCGCATCCGACCGTCTCTCATCTCTATGTCCAGCGCGTACGCTGGCACGATCTGGCAGCCCCGCTGCTGGCCGCATACGGTCTGCGAGGCTGGGAGGGCGTGCCAGGTAATGATGGTGCCGATCTGCCGTTCCGGCGCGTGCAGGATACCGTGCCGGATGATCTGCTCGACCGGATCCCCCCACGGGATCTTCAGGCGATCGGTGATGAGGTCTGGCGTCTCGCGCAGGTGGGGCGGGCCGACCGGGGAAACTCCGCCTCGCCGTCGCAGTCACCGCGCGACGGCAGGACTTCGACATCGACGGATGCGGTGACACATGGACAATCCTCGGCGTCACCTACCAGCAAAACCCGCGTGAAATCATCCCGGTCGAAATCTGGGAAATAGTCTCGCTCTGGCGCTGGTGTCAGAGCGGCTTCGGCCTGACCACCCTGCCCGATCCGGGCGGCATCGGCGATCAGGCTGCCTGGATACTCGATGCCTTCGCGATTATGTCCGCTGCCGAGGTCGAGCTGAAAAAATCCTCTGATCATCAGGATGCGCCCTGATGCAGGCTTATTCAGAAGCCCCGATCGGCCATGCCTTCGTCTCGTAATGCTCGATCAACGCCGCCAGCATGTTGAAACGTTCCGCTTCCGGCGTTCCGGGTGCGGGTTCCTGGTCGAAATACTGTTCGATTGCGGCCAATGCCCAATCGTAATCGGCCTCGGTTTCTACTGGTCTTGGGTCCATCACACTCACTCCACCTAGTCGTATTCGCATCGGTGCCGATGATTGGGAGCACATATGGTCAGTATTACCGCTCACGTCACTGAGAAGGGCTATCTCGCTCAGGCCGAAGATCCGGAAAAATTCATGGATGCGGCACTGGGTGGCCTGACGCGTGCGGCCAATATTCTGCAGGCGGATTTAAGGATGCAAACCCGTGCCGCTGGTCTGGGCCCGGGGCTGGAGCGCGCATGGGCGCTGAATGTTTACAACGATGAGCCTGCCGCACTGATCTATTCAAAATCCGAGGTTCTGCACAGGGTCTTTGCGGAAGGGACCACCGTATCGGCGACACGGAAACGATATCTGGCAATCCCGACCAAAGAAGCCGAGGCGATGGGATTGGGGCTGACGGATCGCTCCCGCAAGGGTGGTCCGGTGCCTGCCGGGCAATATCGCCACCTGGCCCGTCTGGACATGATCGCAGACAAAGTGGGCGAAAAGAACATCCGGGTCGTCTCCGCTCCCCGCGGGCGGAAGCTGATCATATACGATGTGCCCGGATCATCCCGCAAAAATGCGCGCCGGGGGCGCACGATACGCGGTGTGGCTGGCCGGTCCGTCTCCGTCCTGAAGGGGCGATCCATCGTGCTGTTTATTCTGGTGCCGCAAGTTCGTCTGGCGCGACGGCTGGATGTGACGGCTGCCGAGGATCGCGCCGCTCTGGCGCTGCCGTCCGAAATTGAAACGGCCTTATCGAGATTGGAATAAAAGGCCCCCATACATATTCGGTTGCTTTAAATGTGTATTGTGTGTATTATCTCTTCATGAAAAGCGATGACCTGATCAGAGAGATGAAGAAGGCCGGCTGGACCGAAATCCGGTCTCGCGGCTCCCATCACATCTTTCGGCATCCCGACCATGGACACTCGGTTACGGTGCCTCATCCGAAGACAGACCTCGGAAAAGGTCTGGTCGCCGCCATTCGCAAGCAGGCCGGTTTGAAATGAACGGCAGGAGGAGATGATGCGATATCCTATCGTGATTGAACGCGGTTCGGATACGGACGCTTTCGGTGTGGTTGTTCCCGACTTGCCGGGGTGCTTCTCGGCAGGTGACACGTTTGATGAAGCCGTCACCAATGCCGCAGAGGCCATTGCCCTGTGGGTCGAGGATGCTCTCGACCAGGGGCGGGAAATTCCTCATCCGTCCTTATTGGACGATCTGCGTCAACAAGCGGACTGGGCCGCCCCGGAATGGATCTGGGGCTTCGCAAGCGTCGATCCGGCGCTGTTCGATGATACGACAGAGCGTGTGAACATCACACTGTCACGCCGGATACTGGCCAGGCTGGATAGCAGGGCACGGGAAGCAGGAGAGACGCGCTCGGGGTTCATCGCGAAGATGGCGTTGATGTTTTGACTTCCGCGTCATCGCTGCCGCGGATTGCGGCCGCTTCTCGTTTTGCTACACTGCCACACCGCGTATCGTGCGCCCCCGTTTGGCTGCGGATTGCGGCAGCTTCTCGTTTTGCTACACTAAAACCGGTGCCCGTGATCGACGGGAAACTGCTGCGGATTGCGGCAGCTTCTCGTTTTGCTACACTTGGGTTCTCATAACCCATTGAACTGAAACCGCTTTTTGACTTCTCAGCATTAAAAAAACTCTAGCTGAGAGGGCGAAAGCGGGGTCAGTTGCCGTTTTTCAGCAATTCTCAAGGTTCCTCCGCATGCACGGAGATAGTCTCCGGCGGCATTCTATGTGGAGCCTTGTTCCTCAGAAGCCCGCGCGGCCTTGAGGCCGAGTTCGATCAGACGGCGGAGGTTCTGCCGTGCATCCGCAAAACCGGCGGCTACATACTCGCTGCCAATTTTGATCGTAATATGTGCCTTATAAAATATTTATTTGTGTTTGTTTTCTCTAAAATCTTTATATTTTGGATTCTTTTTGAAATATTCATCAAATGCTTTATGTATAATGGCATCCATATTATCCATTCTACTCTGAATCATCTCTTCAAAGCGTCGGGCAATATCACGAGTATGAAAATATGTTGGTATAATTTCTTCAAAAGATCCCTGCAGCCTCTGCACAATTTCTGCATTCAGCGAGCGATTTTCTTTTGTCGCCTCAGCTTCAAGACGGCTCTTGAGGTCTGGTGGAAGGCGCAGATGAATCTGATCGGTTTTGGCCATAGTTAGTAGCTATACCACATTGGTATTGACGCCAATAACACCAGATTGGTATATACCAATAAGGTACCAGGATGAGAGATGACATGAGCGAACGAAACGTATCAATACACGTCAGACTGCCTCGAACCATGAAGGATTGGATGGTTACTGAGGCTGCGTCCAGCCATCGAACCCTCAATGCACAGATAGTTTACAGTCTTGAGATGCAAATGGCCAGAGTTCTGGCGGCGCAATCTGAGGAAATGGCGACGGGGCTACTTCCCTAAAAGTAATCCCGTCGCCCTCAATTCTGGCACGCGAAGCCCGTCCCGGGGCCGCGAGCCATCTTTATAACTCGATGCAAGGACATCAAGATGGCTACTATTAATACAAACATGCCGACAATTTCCAGTGCCATCTTCAATGGCGCTGGCTTGACCATGAGCAGCCGGGAAATCGCCGAGCTTTGTGAGGCGCGGCACAATGATGTCGTTGCAACGATCGTCCGCCTTTTCGATCAGGGGGTTTTACGAGAAAGTCGTAAAACTACCAGGACGGTCGCACCAGAGGGAGGCGGCAGGCCAACACAGGTATACGACCTGACCAAGCGTGACACCCTTGTGGTCGTGTCTGGCTACAGCGCCGAACTCCGTGCCAAGATCATCGACCGATGGCAGGAACTGGAGGGGGCAATGCAGTCGCACATGCTTGCACTTCCGCGAGACTTCGCGTCCGCCCTCCGTGCACTGGCTGATTCGACAGACAAGGTGCAGGCGCTGGAAGCTCAAAATGCGGAACTGGCCCCCAAGGCCGAAGCCTTGGACCTGATCTCGGCCAGCAACGGCAGCCTCACCATTACGCAGGCATCGAAGCTGCTGAGCGTGAAGGTTGCCGAACTGACGCGCTGGATGAATGCGAACCGGTGGATTTACCGCCAGAACGGCAGTTGGCTGGCCTATATGGATCAAATTCAGAATGGCCGCCTCGAATATAAGGAGGCGAACTATACCGACCGCAACACAGGCATGGCCTGTTGCAAGCCCTACTGCCATATCACACCGAAAGGGCTGGCAAAGCTCGCCCACGAGCTGGGCGTTTCTGCACCGGGCGGGGAGATGCACTGATGACCATCTCCTGCTTCGCTCTGGCCACCGAATTGCGGGGTTTGAACCGGCAATATGGCGATCTGGATGAAGAATCCGTTCGCTTCGCGCCTCAAAGTGCGGAGCGCCAGACTATCAATGACGCCATGCAGGCGCTGTTCCACCGCATGGAAGCCATACAGGCGCTGATCCTCGCCACACCTGCCGAGAGACTGGCGGACGTGGCGGCAATCGTGATGATCGCAGCCAACGAAATCAGCATAAACCGATTTTTCGAACCGGATGAGGATGGCTTGCTTCAAATCGAGCGGAGCTTACGCAGCGTGCTGGGTATTATCGCGGAAAATGCCGGCATTAATCTTTCCGATATCGGCATTGAGAATTATGCCTGATCCTCTGTGCGGCAAGTTCTGCCGCACAGACGGAAATCGAGATTATCCGCCCGGATGACCCGGCTACCGGGCGGCATTCGCAATGACATCCTCAGCCCATTGGTTGAGGCTTTTTCCGGAAAGCTCGGCAGCGATGGCAGCGCGGCGGTGCACGTCCGGACTGACGCGGAACATCATCCGCCCGGAGTAAGGTTTTTGCGGTTCCTTGCCGGTTTTCTTGCAGACATCGAGATAATCCTCGACCGCCTCATGAAACGCAGCGCGCAGGCCCTGAACGGTATCCGCATGGAACCCCACCCCGTCACGAATACCGGCGATCTGTCCGAAAAAAATTCCGTCATCGTCATCGTATTCGATGCGGGCGGAAAAACCTTTGTAGGTCATCATGTTGCTCATAGCGTGATCCCCAGCCGGATCAGGAACGCGCGGGTAGCGCGGACCTGATAGCGTTTTGCTTCCTTCGTCGGGTGTGGACGGTGAAAACTCTCGATTTCTCCGTCCTTCTCGAACCGGACACGAGAGCCATTACCCTCGATCGCCCGGCATCCAACGGCGACAAGCAGACTTTCAATGGCGGCCCATTCAATGGTCCCGGAAACAGGGTCCTTGAAAACGACTTCCAACGTCTTGCGCTGCTTGCTGTTCATGCAAGCATTATCGTAAATGCTAGCTAAAAATGCAAGCATTTTCCCATCATTTTCCGTGCGGAAAATCAATCCATGGCGACACGCAATATCAGCACGCGACTCAGCGTCGAAGGGGCGTCGGAGGCCAAGGCGGCACTGGAAAGCATCGGTGTCGCTGCCGAGGCTACCGGCGCGCGTATGGCGGCTGGTCTGGGCCGCGCCGGACAGGCTGGGCAGGATGTCACACCCGCGCTGGCCTCTGCCGGGGCAGGTGCTGAAAAGCTCGCGGCGGCATTCGAAAAGGCGGCGGCCTCTGCCGATCCATACTCGATCAGAATGGCGAAGGCGCGCGACATGCTGCAAGCCGTGACCGCCGCACAGGCGGCTGGCGTTGCGCCGTCCGAGCGCGCGGCAACCGTCACTGCATTGCTGACCAACCGGCTGGATCAGCTGCATCAGGCACAGATGCGCGCTCTGGGCGTGGTCGAGCAGGTCGCCACTACGAATCAGCGGGCCATGGCGTCGTTCGGCGGCATGGGCAATGTGATCCATCAGGCCGGGTATCAGGTCGGCGATTTCGCGGTCCAGATCGCAAGCGGACAAAGCGCCATCACGGCTTTCGTGCAGCAAGGCGCGCAGATGCTCGGCGTTTTCGGCACATGGGGTGCTGTGGCCGGTGCCGGTTTGGCGATCGCGGGCGCGGTGCTGCATTTAGTGGAGGCCAGCAGCGACGCGAAGAAAGCCGGGGATGAGCTGTCCACTGTGCTGGAAACGCATCAGCGTGAATACAGTGCGGCGAAGGAAGCGGCTGAGGATTACACCCATGGTCTGGTCCATCAGGCCGAGGCAATGGAGTCACTGGCGAACCGCTTTGCCAGCCTCGATGACGCACAGAAAAAATTCGAGACGGCGCGGCTGGCTGCCGAATTCCGCGCCCTGAATGACCAGCTGGAGCGGCAGAACAAGGCCCTGAGCGATGCCGCGCAGAAAACGCTCGACAGCAGCAGCCTGTATCGCGCGTCGCAGCAGCCTGGATACCGCACCGGTGCCGCTCCCCAGACCGATGCGCTGGCGGCGGCCGGACAGGCGGTTGAGGATTTTCGGCTGGGTGATGGCAGCCTCGGCAGCCTGCAATCCCTCTACACCACTCTGACCGATCTGGCCCAGATCGGCGGCAAGGCGGGCGGTGTCATCGGCGATCTGCGCGATCAGGTCGGCAGCGCGGTCGATCCGGCCCGCAAACTGGATGACAGCCTGGCCGAGGTCGGCAGGCGCGGCGATGCGCTGACCGGCAGCTTCGACGACGCCACGCTCGCGGTCCGCGCCTTCAGGGAGATGATGGCCGAGACCGGCGACAGCATCGCCACCCGCATGGAGCGGGTGCAGGCACAGGCGCGCGCCCTGCAAACGGGCGGCCTCGATGCGCTGAAGCTCGCGCAGAAAAGCGCGGTGGCGGATGAGCAGGCGGACAGGCTTTCCAAGGAGGATATGCAGGCTTCCGTCAAGGCATTGCAGGATCAGGGCTACAGCGAGGCGATGGCCATGGAGGCCATTGTCAAAAACCGCGACTATTTCACGTCGCAGGCAAAATCCTATGTCGATCAGCAGAACAAACTGAATGCCGACATCGCGGCGGCAGAGAAAAAGCGCGCCTCCGATGCGCGCGCGTCCCGGCAGAGCGCGACGGCGGACCGGGCGGCGGATCGGGCCGATCTGCGCAGCGATAACACCGTCTCGGCGCTGGAAGGGCAGATATCGTCCCTGCACCAGCTGACGGTGGCCTACCATGAGGGTGATGCCGCGATTGCCGGCATCACCGCGCAGCAGAAAGCCAATACCGACGCGCTGAAATACGGGCGTGAAGGCACCGCGGCCTATGCGGCGGAATATCAAAAAGTGCTTCCGCTGTATCAACAGGTGGCGGAGGCTGAACAGACGCTGGCTCTGGCCAAAAAGAACGCGGCTGATCAGTCCAGCCTCGACTATATCGAGGCGGAAACCCGCACGCTCGGCATGAACGACGCCGAGCGTAGCAAGATGCTGTCGCATATGAAGCTGGAAGCCGAGTTCCGTGCGCAGGGCATCCCCTTGCTGTCGGATGAGGCACAGAAACGCATCGCCCTGACCGACCGGATTATCGAAGCGAACGGGGTGCTCGCGCGGCAGCAGGCAGCGTTCAATGAATTGCAATCTTTCGGTGAAAACACCTTCAACACCATTGGCACGGCCATCACACAGGCTTTCGCAACCGGAAAGCTGGAAGCGGTATCGTTCAAAGATATCGCCATGGCTGCCCTGTCCAGCATCGCGCAGGAAGCGCTGAAGCTGGCGGTGCTGAACCCCCTGCAAAACTGGCTGCTGGGGACGGACAAGACCGACCTCGGCGGCGTGCTGGGCACGTTGCTGGGATCAGCTTCGGGCGGAGGCTCCGTATCTTCAGGCGGTGGCTATGCCACCTATGTGGCCGGAGCAACCGGGCTGGCCGGGATGCTGCTGTCTCTCGGCGGTGATGACATGGCCGCGACAGCCACCCACCATGCCGCAACGGCGGCTGGCAGTGCAGGCAGCACGCTGGGCACCATCAGCGCTGTCGGCAAAGCGGCAGGTGGGGGCGATTTTTTCGACGCGGTCGGCACGGGCGCGACAGCGGTCGGTATCCTCGATAAAGGATACTCGCTGCTGAACGGATCAAAAGAGGCCGTTACCACCAGCACCGGCCTGCTGAGCTATCTGGGAAGCGCCGTGAAGCCACTGACGAGTATCGTTAGCGGGGTTGCTGGTACGCTGACCAACCTGAACACGCTGGTGGCTGGGACAGTCGCCAACGGAATCAACGCCCTGCTTTATCCGGGGGCCTATGCAGCCGGGCAGATCGGAGCCACGGCTGCCGGGATTGCGCCTACCGTCGTTACCGGTGGGATCAGCAGCGCGGGCTATCTGGGCGGAGCGGCGTCTACGGCAGCTAACACAGCCAATGCGGCAGGAGCCGCCGGAGGCGTCAGCGCATCCACCATTGCCGCAGCGATACCGTGGATCTCCGTCATCGTCGGCATCGCCATCCCGCTGATCAAAGGCGATCTTGAAAGCGCCGGGATTGTGGCAGCATCGGCAGGGCTGGGCGCGATTGCTGGCTCTTTTGTCCCTGTTATCGGCACAGCGATCGGTGCCGCTCTTGGCGCGGCCATCGGCGGTATCATCACCATGTTCACGGCGGACCATCCGTTGAGCCCGTATACGCAGGTGGATATCCTCAACAAGAACGGGCGGCTCGCCATTGGTCATACCGGCCAGCAAATCGCTGAAGAACAGCTCGATGCCGATAAAACCGGCGCTCAGACCGGGATCGAGCAGGTCAATAAAATGCTGGATTTCCTCCAGCTGAAAATCGCGAATACCGGCGATACACAGAACAATATCGCCGGCGAGCGGGTCGGAATAGTCGGCACGGGGCTGGATGAAAGCATCAAGGCGGTGCGCAGCATCGGCGATTTGTTCCCGTATCTGCGTTTCGCCGCCAATAATGCAGACAGCAACTACGCCCGCGCCGCCACCGCGCAGCTGAAGGACCAAAGCTATGCGAACCCGCAAGCACTGGCGGAGGAACTGCAAAAGATCGCCTCTTTCGCAGATGGATTGAACGCGCTCGGCATTCATCTCGATACGATGGACCGGGATTTCAAAAACCTGCGCATCGGCATGGCGGATCGCGTTGACGGTTCGAATTTTTCCGTGGCGCTGGCGCATGATCTTCCGGGCCGGTCTTTTGCCGATCGGGATGCGCTGCAGCAGGAAATTCAGAAGGTTTTCCAGTTCACGGAAGGAACGTTGCCATCGCTTCTATCGTGGAACGGGCGCGCACAATCCCAGTTTCAGCAGCAGATGGAGCAACTGAACAAGGTCTATGCCGACGCATCCTCGCAGGCGCTGGCATACGGTCTGACGCTCAATGGCCTCGGCGATAAATTCGCGCAGCTGCAGCGGCAGATGTATGATGAACAGCTTCTGGCCTTCCGGCAGAGCGATGCAGGGGTCACGGCGCGGTATCTGTCCGCCACAGGCAATGATCGCGATGCCGCATTGATCTCCTATGACGTGAAGGCGGCACAGGAAAACGCCGCCCTGAAAAAGGCGTGGCAGGACGTGTTCGGCGATGCTGCTACCTCCATGGCGGAATATCAGCAGCAGGCCGCCAATCTGGATCGGACACACTATGCCGAGCGGCTGAAAATGCAGCAGACCTATGATGAACAGACGAAAGCCTCCGCCGAGCAAAGCAAGGCGGCGGCTGAACAGGCTCTGAGCAGCTGGCGGCAGGTCAATGCAACGGGTCTGAGCTTCGTGACAGCGGACTGGCGCGCGCAGGTCGCTATCGCCACGGCCAACGATAACAGCGTCGGCACGACGAAATGGGCACGCCAGCTTAGTCAGGCGGCTGATCTGGCGGATTTCGATCAGAACGCATCATCCCAAATGATTTCCTACAAAGCATCGTTGCAAGCGCTTTATGGCGCTGGCTATGCCACCAATGCCGACTATGCGGCCCAGATCACCCGCGCGGAGAAAAGCCTCGCGGAACAGCGCCTGGCGATCGTCGCCAACTACGCCAAGCAGGCGAAACAGGCGGAGGAACAGGCTGCGGGGCAGGTCTCCAATGTCGTGGTGTCCCTGTCCGACTATCTGAAAACGCTGAAGACGGGCGAAAACTCTCCGCTGGCTCCGCGTGCGCAGTATGATGCGGCGCTGACCCAGTTCAACAGCACCGCACAGGCCGCGCAGGCGGGGGATTATACCTCCCTCACCCATTTGCGGGATGCGGCAGAGTCCTACCGGTCCATGGCCGCCATCGTCTACGGCTCCGGACAGGGCTATGCCGATGCTGTCAGCCGTATCGCGGATGTGCTGGGGCATATCTCGGAGGTGCCAACCGATACGCTCACATCCTCCGCGATGGACGCCATCGCCAAGACCAACGCGCAGACCATCGTGACGGCGGTGAGCGATCTCAAGGCCGAGGTCATCGCCCTGCGACGGCAGATGCAGACGGGGCAAATGAAGATCGCCTGATCGTGGCTGTTGGATTTATTGACAACCTGGAGGATTTCTGGACAGACATCGCAAATTGGAAGGAAGGAAAATGAGAACAGTCACTCTTGGAATCTCTTCTCTTGAGGATACAAAACGCCGGGCATCCGCCGCATTCCGGGGGGAACGGGTGGGAGAGTTCATCAGCTTCACCAGTGTTGATCTGCTGTGGCGTATCCTGACGGCGAAGCGATGGGATATTCTCAAGGCCATGACCGGACAGGGTGCAATGGCAATCCGGGAAGTCGCACGGCGCGTTGGACGGGATGTCAAGGCAGTGCATGGCGACGTGCAGGCCCTGCTTGTGGCGGGCGTGCTGGAACGCACAGAAGACGGGCTTGTCGTGTTCCCCTATGACGCCGTGCATGTCGACTTCACCCTGAACAAGGCTGCCTGATTCGCGACATGCTGACCTGCTGCGGATTGCGGCCGCTTCTCGTTTTGCTACACTTGGGTTCTCATAACCCATTGAACTGAAACCGCTTTTTGACTTCTCAGCATTAAAAAAACTCTAGCTGAGAGGGCGAAAGCGGGGTCAGTTGCCGTTTTTCAGCAATTCTCAAGGTTCCTCCGTGTGCGCGGAGATAGTCTCCGTCGGCATTCTATGTGGAGCCTTGTTCCTCAGAAGCCCGCGCGGCCTTGAGGCCGAGTTCGATCAGACGGCGGATCGCTTCCGATTCACTATTAAAGCGATTTTCGAAACGAAATTCTTCGACAGCCTTCGCCACATCTGGCGGCAAGCTGACTTGTTTGCGCACTGGCGCTGTTGAGGGCCTAGCCATATCGGCATGTATACAGACCATGCGAGCGTTTGTCAGTAAGAAACTTATTGACGCGTTAATGAGTTTATGAGTAAAAAACTCATGCGGCCAGACGGGGCGCTTGCACCACCCCGCCCGGCCTAACCCCAGGCAAGGAGACCCCACATGCCCGAAGCTGCCAATGAACTTACTATAAGTGCGGGATTTTTTACACAAGGCGGCCCACTAACTATGAGCAGCCGGGAAATCGCGGAGCTTGTTGAGAAGCGCCACGACAACGTGAAACGGACGATTGACAGCCTTGTCGCTGCTGGATTGGTCCATCCTCAAATTGAGGACGAACCCGAAAACGATGCGCTGGGGCGAGCGCGCATCACTAAGGTCTATCGTGTTGGAAAGCGGGATAGCTATGTGATCGTTGCCCAGCTTAGCCCTGAATTCACAGCACGGCTTGTTGACCGGTGGCAGGAACTGGAAGCGCAGGCGCAGAGCTTCGACCCTTCGAAGATTTTCGAAAACCCGGCGGTGATGCGTGGCCTGCTGTTGGCCTACACGGAGAAGGTCATGGCGCTGGAACAGGCCAATGCGCAGTTGACTCCCAAAGCGGAAGCGCTGGACCTGATCTCGGCCAGCAACGGCAGCCTCACCATTACGCAGGCATCGAAGCTGCTGAGCGTGAAGGTTGCCGAACTGACGCGGTGGATGAATGCGAACCGGTGGATTTACCGTCAGAACGGGAGTTGGCTGGCCTATATGGATCAAATTCAGAATGGCAGCCTCGAATATAAGGAGGCGAACTATACCGACCGCAACACAGGCATGGCCGTTCACAAGCCATATTGCCACATCACACCGAAAGGGCTGGCAAAGCTCGCCCACGAGCTGGGCGTCTCTGCACCGGGCGGGGAGATGCACTGATGTCCATCTCCTGCTTCGCTCTGGCCACGGAATTGCGCAGCCTGCACCAACAATATGGGGATATGGACGAGCAATCCGTTCGCTTCGCGCCTCGAAGTGCGGAGCGCCAGACTATCAATGACGCCATGCAGGCACTGTTCCAGCGCATGGAAGCCATACAGGCGCTGATCCTCGCCACACCTGCCGAGAGGCTGGCGGACGTGGCGGCACTTGTGATGATCGCTGCCCATGAAATCGGCATGAACCGATTCTTCGAACCGGATGAGGATTGCTTGCTTCAAATCGAGCGGAGCTTACGCGGCGCACTGGGTATCATCGCGGAGAATGCCGGTATCAGTCTGTCCGATATCGGTATGTCGCACTACTCCTGAATAACATTGGCGGGGCAGGATCGGCCTGCTCCGCTCACGCTCAAACCGCCTCCGGCAGCGTAACGGTGATCATGACCGTATCCTGCGTTGGTTCATCCCGTTCGACAGGCAGTGTACGTCCATCATCGACATACATGGACAAGGCAGTCATCAGTGCATCTGCGGCATGAGACAATGCCTCGGCTTCGCTTTCACCCCATGTGATCGCCTCGGGAACGGAAGGGAAAGACACGGAAATGCCGCCTTCTTCCTGTGTCAGGCGGGCGATGTAGGCGTAGCGCATGGTCAGTCCTCACGATCCGTTTCGGTGATGCCCGTCTTCACAAGGCTGCCTTTGTCGCGCTGCAGATTGCGGCAGCTTCTCGTTTTGCTACACTCTTGGCTGCCCGGTTTGCCAGTTTTGCGACGCTGCGGATTGCGGCAGCTTCTCGTTTTGCTACACTTGGGTTCTCACAACCCATTGAACTGAAACCGCTTTTTGACTTCTCAGCATTAAAAAAAACTCCAGTTGAGAGGGCGAAAGCGTGGTCAGTTGCCGTTTTTCAGCAATTCTCAAGGTTCCTCCGTGTGCGCGGAGATAGTCTCCGTCGGCATTCTATGTGGAGCCTTGTTCCTCAGAAGCCTCGCGGCTTTCCTCAAGAGCAATGTTGGGTCGGCTGGCTGGAAGCGTGCGGCGTGATTGTCCTCGAAATATCATTTCCCCGCGCCGCCTGTGCCAGCGACAAATCATGGGCGGTTTGCAGGTTCAGCCAGAATTGCGGCGTGGTGCCGAAATAGCAGGCCAGCCTGAGGGCAGTATCAGCCGTGATGCCGCGCTGGTCGGCAATAATGGCGGTGATGCGGTTGGCCGGAACGTGCAGGGCGCGCGCCAGCGCATTCGCGGTCAGGCCCAAAGGGATCAGGAATTCTTCCTGCAGGATTTCTCCCGGATGGGTTCTGATACGACTCATGATTGTTTCTCCTCAGTGGTAATCGACGATTTCGACATTCTCCGGCCCGGCCTCGGTCCAGTTGAAACAGATGCGAAACTGATCGTTCACGCGGATGCTGTATTGCCCCGCCCGGTCCCCACTCAGCATTTCCAGCCGGTTGCCTGGCGGGGATCGCAGATCATCCAGCGCGGTGGCGGCATCAAGCATATCCAGCTTGCGCTGGATAACTTTCCTGATCGTCGCCCATCGCCTTGAGCGTCCGGTGTCGAAAAGCGCCTCTGCTTCTTTGTCCGCCCACGACCTGATCATAAAGCAATATAATATGTTTTACGTAAAACGTAAAACAATTTGTTCCGGAAAATCCGGACACATTTGTCCGGGAAAAAATTAACACACCCCCGAGGTATCCATGCCGCCATTCAGAGCGGTGACCGTGGCGGAAATCGAGATTTTCCGCCCGGCCCCTGCTGTCATCACCGAAACGCCCGGTCATGCGGCAGCCCCGCACGCCGCTTTGTCCGATCGGCCCGATCCACTGGAAAGCCCCGGCATGATCCGGGTGTCGGACACGGGATATCGCACGCGCGCCGCCGATCCGTCCGGCGTGCAGACCTATCCGGGGCTGATGGCACAAGCCTATGAAATCGACCGGTCCATCGCGCTCGATCCTGCCGGATCAGGTGAGACCGGGGCGCGTGGCACTATCCGCATTGTCAATGCGGATCGCCGGTATGATGCTGTCGCGGCATCATGGAATTGCGACTCCCGCCCGGTCCGGCTGTATCAGGGGCGGCAGGTTCTGGATGAGGTGCGGGGGATTTTCGTCGATCCCGCCTACAGCGATCTGAAGCCCGTTTTTGCGGGTCTGTGTGCGCCCTGGTTCCTCACCGAAAGCGATTTGACCATTCCGTTCCAGTCATCCGGTGCCTGGCTGGGCCGTCCGGTGCAGGTCAATCGCTATGGCGGCTCTGGCGGTCTGGACGGTATCGCATCGATGGCCGGACGGCTGAAGCCGATGGGGCGCGGCGGCACAGCAGCCGCCCCGATCCTCAACGCAACGCCGGTGCAGGTCGATCCGGTCTCACTGATCTGGCAGGTGTCGGATGGACCGGGCCAGATCGTGGCGCTGTATGAAGGCGGAGACATCGGAAACATCCTGTCCTCCGGTCAGGTCGGCGATATCACGACGGCCTCACCCGCTGCCGGACGATATGTGTGGGAAAGCTCCAGCCGGGGGCTTTTCATCCGGCTGGGCAGTAAAAATCGCTATGCCATCACCTGCGATTTTGTGGGGGATTTTCCGATCGGTGGTGCGGTATCGGCGCCGCTCGATATCGCCCGGTTGCTGCTGACGGAAACGCTGGCGCTGCCATCCTCGCTGATCGATCTGGCAGCGTTTGCAGCATCCGGGCCGTATCAATCGTATGTGGCTGGGTTTTATCTGGACGGCGGCAGCCCGGAAAACGGCGATGCCCTGGTCGGCAGAATCATGGCCTCGATCGGGGCGCGACTGATCACGTCCCGTGCGGGGAAACTGCGTCCCTATCTGCTGCGAAGTCCCATCCGTATGGGGACGGAACCTCGGCTGACCACGACGCATATCATGGATCTGAAGGCGGTCGCGTTGCCGGAAACGCTATCCCCGCCTCCCCTGCGGATCGCGGTGGGATATGCCCGCAACAGCACAATCCAGACAAGTGGTCTCGATCCGGATGTTGCCGCTGATCGGCTGCAGTTTCTGGCGGATGAGTATCGGGAAGCCGGGGCGGTGAATGCGTGGGTGGGGCTGTCCTATCGACGCCCGAATATGCCGGATCGCATTCCATCGGTGTTGCTGCGACAGCAGGATGCGCAGGCGGTGGCAAGCGATTTTATCACGCTATGGGGTCAATCTCGTGCGCTTTATGAGGTCACACTGCCGATTGAGGATGCGCTGTCCTTCGATCTGACCAACGCGGTGATCCTGCAATACCCGGTCGCTGATCTGGGGAACGGGAAAATCGGTCAGGTCGTGGCGGAATCAATCCGCAGTCATGACGCGACATCGACAATACGGGTGCTGGTCTGATGGGAACTATGCTGCTGGCATGGAATAATCTGGTGCCGGGATCTGTGCTGTCTGCCGGATCGGCGGAGCCCAGCCTGCCTCCACAGAACCTGCAGACGGATCACGGCTCCGCTGATGCCGGGTGGCAGACGGCGGCCGGCGTCGTGACGGCATCGGCAGGCGCATGGGTGGAAGTTGATCTGGGTAGTATCCGTCCTGTTTCTGTTCTGGCAATCGCACACACCAATCTCTCTGTCGGGTCTGGAAAGGCCACTGTGCGATGGACCATCAGAACCGCGCAGTCCGGAACCGTCGTCTATGACAGCGGCACTGTCGATGCCGGCATCGTCGCCGGGATCGGGCAGAGCATACGGGTGATCCCGAACGCGCCCGTCACGGGCAGGATCGTGCGGCTTGAAATCAACGATGCGGGAAACCCGGACGCTTTCATCAATATCGGGCAGATGTTCATCGGCGATGCCTGGATGCCCGCCTTCAATTTTTCCTATGAATCGACCATGTCCCGTGACGAAAGCGCGATCGAAATTCGCAGTCGTGCCGGGCTTCTTTTCCCACGCATCGATTGGACGGCCCGCGTCTGGAATGTCGTGCAAAAGACTGTACGCCGCTCCGAAATGGGTACATTACTGGATCTGGATATGGTCGCGCGTCGTCGAGGAAATGTACTGTTCATTCCTGACCGGACAAGCACCGACATGAACCGCTTTGCGGTTCTAGGCACGCTGAAGCCCACACAGATCGGATACGGCGCTCAGTCGGGCGCTTTCCGCACATGGGGCTTCACAATTACGGAGCGTTTATAATGGCCGGTCTTGTCGCGAATATGGTGGTGGAAGCAGCGTCCTCGCCTGGTAATGGGGCCACCGTTTCCCTGCTGGGTCCGCTGACCGGGCGCGTCGGCTTTGTAGCGTCATTCGGATCGGGCAAGAAATGCGCCTACGTGATCGAGGATGATACGCAGGCGGAAATCGGCATCGGCACCGTTACGTCCGGCAGTCCGAATACGCTGTCCCGCGACACCGTGCTGTGGACCACGCAAAAGCTGAACAGTGCCCCACAGAGACTGAATTTTTCCGGATCAGTCCGCGTAAGATCGGCAGCCCCGGCAGAATACTTGCCGCTGCTTTCGCCTGAAGGAAATCTGACGGTCCCCGGAACCGTCAATGCCGCTGGTATGGCAGTATCGGGTAATGCCAGCGTTTCAGGCGATCTGACTGGGATGTCGACGATTGAACTGGGTTCAACGTCCGTCCAGCGCGCCACGTTTATCGATTTTCATACAGACGGTAATGCATCCAGCGACAACAACGCGCGTATCTTCGTATCGCCTGTTTCCAGTGGTCTGGCAGATATGACGCTCTATGCGGCATCCGTTTCATTCAGTTGCAGCGTAAAAGTCCAGGCCGGGTCGAACTTCTATGCAAATACAATTTTTCCTGTTTCAGGAACGCAAATAAGTTTGAGCGCCGATACGGTATCTACCTCCAAAGATATTAAATGCACTGGAAATCTGGCTGCTACTGGCGGCGTGAATTCTGATAAATGGGTGTATGCGAAAGAGTGGATATCGGCAGATGGCGGCATGGAGTCAAAAGGGAATGTCATCATTCGTGATACATTGACGTTTGATAACGCCAATTATTTCAGGTTTTATAAAGGGTCTGCAAATACGCCATCTGTCTGGTTTAATGGAACCCTCAACTATATTCCATGGTCACCGAACGTAACGCAATTCAAGATGGTCTGGCCCAGTAGCGGCAGCCCGTATCTCGAAATACAGTCCGGTGGCACATATGGCGTGACGGTTTTTTCCTCTACGAAAGAGTGGAAAAAAGATATTTCGGCTCCAGATATTGCTGATCCGCTTTCCGTGGTACGGAAAATGCCGGTCTCGGCCTTCACATGGCGGCAGAATGAGGCGCGTATTCCAATCGGATTCATCGCTGATGATCTTGCTGAAATCGCGCCGGATGCCGTTTTCGAAATCGGCGATCAGAAGCTTAAGAACATCAATCTTTTGTCTCTATCTGCCTATGTAATTGCGGCCATTCAGTCGCTAGCCACCGCCGTGGATGAATACGAAAAGCGCATCGCGTCTCTCGAAGATCGTATCGCCAAACTCGAAACACGCTAATTTTTTCGTGAGGGTTCCATGAGATTGTTTCTGACGGTTTTTGCCGTGTGGACCGCTGTGATGGCATCGCCCGCCGCATTCGCGGATGGCCCGCCTGTCCGTGATTCTTATTGTGTCAGCGCCGGTTGTGCGTCCCGGATTGATGCGCACGTTGTCGATACTATTGATCCTGGAACCGGCTTCCCGGTGCCTGTTTCATCAGCATCGCCTTTGCCGGTGGTTGGTACGCCTGCATCGGCAACCGGTGGCGCGGCAGCAGCATCTGCTACGACATCCGGCGCTTATCAGGTCGTTTTTGCAGCAGGCTCGATCACGCGCGGATGCAGCGTGCAGAACCCGACCGGCAATGCCGTGTCGCTCTGGGTGGATTTTGCCGGAGCAACAGGATCTACCCGCGCTGCCACCTCACTGGAAGTCGTGCCGGGGGCATCCATACGCTGCGATTTCGTGCCGACCGGTGCCGTGACGGTGTTCTCTACCAACCCGATCACTTTCAACGCGCTGAGGTGGTGACATGATGTGTCGTATTTTTCTGATGGCATCTTGCCTGCTGCCCTGCATCGCCTCGGCCCAGACGGTTACGGCTCCGCCAGCGCGATCCAGCGTCTGCACGGTCATGACGGCAGGTGGCACATACACGGTGCCGCCATGGGCTGTGACGCTGGATATCGAGGCATGGGGTGGCGGCTCTTCCGGCGGCAACGGCACTGTCGCCGCATCCGGCACGGCCACCAGTGGCGGGGCCGGAGGCTCTCCGGGATATCACGCCCGGATGCCGGGCGTGCGAGTGGCCTCCCTGGGAGCGTCATCCCTCTCGGTGGTGATCGGGGCTGGTGGTGGCCAGCCATCTGGTGCCGGTGCCGCCGGGATCGGCGGTGGTGAGACGAATATCATCGGTGGCGCGCTCAATATCCGTGCCGGAGGCGGCGGCGCTCCGGCTGGCGGCTCCACCGCAGCCTCGGCCAGTGGTGGCAGCGGTAGTTTCCTGATCAATGGCGGCCCCGCCAGTGGCGCGACAGCCGGTCAGGGCTATCCCTTTGGCATTGGCGGCATGACCAGTGGTCAGAGTGCCCTCAATCTGATCAGCCCCGGTTTCGGCGCATCTGGCGGCAGCGGCGCGCCGGGGGCGGCTGGTGGTGGAGCCGGCGTCACCATGGCCTCGACAGCCGGAGCGGCTGCTGGTGGTGGGGTCGATGGCAATGGCGCCGGCAAGGCCGGGGGAGCATCAGGCCTTACAGCCGACAGCTATCCGATGGGGAATATTTCGGGGGGCGTCGCGCCCGGTGGCAATGGCGGGACGATCCCCCCTCGCGCACAGCCCGGTCAGGAATCGATCGGTGGTGCAGGCGGTGCTGGCGGCAATGCCTCCACCAATGGCGGCAATGGCAGCCCCGGTGCCGGCTTCGGCGCGGGTGGGGGCGGTGGTGGCTCCACGATCACGGGGCGGCAATACGGGCTTGGTGCGCCGGGTCAGTCGGGAGGCGTAGTGATATGCGCGTATCCATGATCGCAACCGTGTCCTTTCTTCTTGGAGCGTCCGCCCCGGCTTCCTACGCCGAGCTCTGCGTCATGCCGTGCATCGCGCAGGATGGTACGGTCCAACCATCCGGCACGGTGCTGAACCGCGCCGTCTGGGTTGTGCCTCCGGCCACTGACGGCATCACGGAATGGCAGCCCGATCGCGGCCAGCCGCTCTACCTCCCGGAGCTACCGGCTTCCCCGCCTCCGGATGATCCGGATGATCCCGCTTCGCGTTGATCGGAAAGAAAAATGGACAGCTCTCACGGCGATCATCCGCTTGTCGCGCGGGTGGAAAAACTGACGCCGCGGGCAGCGGCCTGGCTGGTGGCGGCGCTGGTCTCCTGCGGTGTGCCAACAGCCACATTCCTGCTCTCACGGGAGAAAGAATCGGTGGTTACCCATCGGGATGCGGACGATGTCCGCTCCCGTCTGGCAGCGGTCGAGGATGCGCGGAAGCTGGAAAATGCGAGCGAGCGTCTGCGTGATCTGGAAGAAAAGCTGCTGGAAATGCGCGGCGCCATCGATCGGGCCGCGCAGGAGCGCGCGGCCCTGAGTGAAAAATACCATGCGCTGGACCGGTTTCTGGCCGGTCTGGCCATACAGGTCGATGCCGCGACACAGGAAATACGTGAGATGCGCCACCGGGGTGGGAGATAGCCATGAGTATCTGCGCACGTCTGATCCTGTATCTGGTGATCCTCGGCTCATGTGCCGCGCCGGTCGGCACGATATCCGGCGGCATCGTTTCCATGGCGCCCGTCTCCAGCGCCGCGGATCATGAGCATCCCCACCCGCACCACCACGGGACGGGCGATCATCCATGCCCCTCCCCCGGCGCGTGCGAGCTGCAAGCCAGTCTCTCGCGCCTGATCCATGCTGCCGCGCACCGGTAAGCGCACATTCATACCACATGAGGTCATTATGAGCTTTGAACAGGCGTTGACGCTCACCATGAGCGCGGCGATCGAGGGCGGCTATACCCGCAGCGCCACCGATCCCGGTAACTGGACCGGCGGTAGAGTCTATGCCGGTCAGTTGGTCGGGACGAATCACGGCATCAGCGCGCCCGTGCTGTCCGCATGGCTGGGGCGGACAGCAACTGAAACTGAAATGCGCGCCCTGACGCGGGACGAAGCAGCGGCGATTTATCAGGTCCGCTACTGGCGCGCCTGTGCCTGCGATCGGCTGCCGCCTTCAATCGCGGGTCTGATTTTCGATGCCGCTGTCAATCAGGGTGAAGGCTTCGCCCCTCGCCTGCTCCAGCAGGCTCTGTCCGTGCCGGCCGATGGTCAGATCGGCCCGCTCACGCTAGCCGCAGCTGTCCGTGCTGATCCTGCTGATCTGCATGCGGAAATCGCCCGGCTCCGGGCCGAGCGATACCGCGCTTCTACCGACTGGCCCCGCTTCGGCACCGGCTGGCTGCGCCGCCTGATGCGCGTCGTCGCAGCCACCGCTTCTTTTTCATAAACGGAGAATCGAACAATGGATTGGACACCGATTACGAATGCCGCGGCCCAGACGGGGGCCGAGATTGTGACGACGATCGTCATCCCCCTTGTCCTGGCATGGGCTGCCAGGCGCTGGAACCTCAACACACAGTGGACCAGCGCGATCCAGCAGGCATCGGGTGCTGCCTACGCGGCGGCTGTGGCCACCGGACGTCCCATCACAGACCCGGTGGCACGGGGTGCGGCGGTGGCGGCGGGTGTAGAGTATCTGCGGGATCGTGTGCGCCCTGCTGTCCTGGCGTCCGCCGGGATCAAAAGCGTCCCAGCGGCTGAAGCTGCTGTCGAGGCGGGTCTTGGCCAACTTCTGGCCCGTGACCCGTCTGTGACGGTCGGCTCTAATAACGTGCCGACCAACACAGTTTATGGCCACCAGAGCAAGTAAAAATATAGTTATACACAAATATATGCATGGTATAACCTAATAAAATAGATCAACTATGTAGTTAAATTATTAAAATGATTTTAAAAATAGATTTTTATTATTTATTTTTTAGAACATTTTTATATAAAATATTCCAAAAATAATCTCCGAATGAAAACGGCAATAAACATAAAAAAGTTGAAAACATAAATAAAAGCCCATACCCCAAAGCAACTAATTTTATAAATAAAATAATTTTACAAATATATATTGCAAATTTACCATTTACAGGCCCAAAAGATATTATATTTAGGCTAAATGACACTGCTGCCGCACTCATGACCGCTGCCAAAATATTATATTTTTTATTGTGCTCTTCTTTCACAGATTTTAACCAGAGATCCGCGGACACCAGTCCGGATATAACTCCTAAAATGCCAACTGCCCAAGATGGAATTTGCAATCCCCAATACCAACTACATAATAAACTAAATATAACCAAAAATGAAATTAATACTTTTTGCATAATAAATTACACTGTTAAATTATTTACAATATAAACCAAAATAAACAAAAATAATGTGCAGCATATTTTTCAAAATATGCTGCGCTACAATAAAAATTCACGGAGAATGATGTAAGCCAAAGCTAATCCAGCTTCCAACAATCTTCAACTTTAAATACTATTCAGCCACCCAAAGGCTCTGACGCTGACTGTGATGCGAATACGTATCCCAGGTAATATCGTATTCCTCGGCCTGATTGCCCCATGCACACCACCCAGGCCTTGTCCCACGGGCAAACAACTCAAGATAAGGACCGGGACTGCAAGCCTCCACGATATCATAGAATTCATCAGGCTTACGGCTATGCTCACGCTTCTGCGTCGCCAGCAGATTTACTTGACGACGGCCGGGCGCTTCAGTGCGGGCGTTCTTTCCTTTGACCCCGAACAGCACCAGCTCGGTCACATTACGGAAATAAAAACCGACGCCTCGCCCATCGGATCCGCCATCCTTGCGGATTTTGTGCCAGACAAGATTAGATTTGTAGTTAAAGCCCCATGCCTGCATCACTGCCAGCCCCTCCGGCAGAAGTGCATTCGGAACCCATAGATACAGATGAGCGGTTTTGGCCGTTACCTCGGAAACGGGTAAAGCCATAATCTCTGGCAGCTCCATTGTTCCATAGCGACTAAGCCGACGATGCTCGGGCGCCATTTTGCCTGTGCGGTTCTGAAAGCGCCATGGTGGGTCTGCCAGCACTGTCGCGAAGTTGCCGCCATTCAGCTGATTACGGAATTCAGCGATGGGGTCAGGCTGCTTCGTCATCTGCGTTCCAATCGCTTACACATGCTGGAGTTATTCCAATGGCCAAAACCGGACAACCACCGTTCCGCCCGGCATTCAGGCGATAGAGCAGCTTCCCCATCCAGGTAGTGCTGGCTCCATATTTCTCCATTGTCGGCCGGTCGGCACCAGATTTCTTCTTTTCAGCGGTACCGTCCTTTTTCAAGGCTGGCCCAACCCCACGAAAAACCTTGTTTAAAGACGCGCTGCGTGTAACCAGCACTGCCGCATCCACGACGCCACACTGCGCGAAGGCGCTGAATGCGTAGAGATCCCGGTCGAACGTCTGATCTTTACTGTTCCATTCAAGGTCGAACGCGACCTTACCCTTCACATAGTCAATCTTATGGCCGTCCAGATATTTGGCCCGGCGAATTTCGCGCTGACGGCGTTCAACAATTGGCTTACCGGTTTTTCCAATGCCGACCTGCTCACGCCACACAAGCTGAACCAGCAGATCACCCTGCACGATAGTCTCATGCCAACCCAAAGGGCGCAGCGTCTTAGAAAACATCTTAGGAATGTCGGATTCATTCCCGCCTGCCGTCCGGATCATGGTCGTCGTGATACTGAAATCGCGCAGTGCTTGAAGGATTTCATTGAACTCGTCCGCCCGGCTTTCGCTCAAAATCACGGCCGCATTGCGATAGCTGTAAATTTCATAACGGTCACGAATATCCTGCGGGATTTTACTATCCACCAGTTGCTGTGCATCTGCCGCCTCATTGGGAGCGAATGCTACTTCCTCCCGGGCAATCTCCTCAGCAAGATCACTCCCGTCTGTATCGTCTGCCACAATCACCCCTTTGTCCTCATGAATCGCCTTGTCGCTCAT